CACATCAGCCGCGAGCGTGAGCACTGCGTGGTCGTTCTGGTCGAAGTAGTTGGTGCCGGTGTAGCTGCACTCGGTGGAGCGGTAGACCCATTGGCAAATGTTGGCGATGCACTGGCGTTTGGGTGCGCGGATGCCGGCCAGGTCGAACACCGCCGCCAGCTCGAACTCCACGATGTCGCGCGTCTCAACGGTCTTTCGATCGACGTAGTAGACCTCGCGCGGAAACTCAGCGGTCGGATCGGGGCTGTAGGGGCTGACGCCACCGGGGAAGTTGGCTGCGTCGAGATACCGGGCCAGCGTGCGGATGCGCGTCACCTTCGCGCCTTCCAAGCCGTCAGGCAGGCTCAGCAGCAGCGCTGTGATGGTGCCGAGGATGTTGCTGCAACGGATCTTCGGCCGCGGCAGCTGGCCGTTGCCGGTGTACTCAAAGCCTTCGGCCTCAATCGGAAACCGCTGATAGCTGTTGCTGTTCCAGACCACCTCGCCGTTGTTGTTGAGGCTGCTGCCAGCGTGGAAGCGGTAGGTGTCGGTGGTGCCATGCTGCGGGGTGTTGAGCTGCAGCTCAAACAGCTCAATGACAGCACTGGGGGCAATCGCCTGAAGGTCTGAAACCGGAACGCTCACGGCTCAAACACCTCGCGGAAGGTGGCCTGGATCTGGTTGTTGTTGCAGTTGCTCAGCGTCGCCTGCCACTCGCTGCAGACATACTTACCGGCGCTGCCGCGTGGTGGCGTCCAGTCGAACGACTCCACGCCGCCGCGGGCCTCCAGAAAGGTCAGGATGTTGTCGCGTTCGGTGTCGGTGCGGTTGGCAAACGTCAGGCTCCACTCCTTCGGGTCCGCGTGCAGGCCGAACGTGATGCGCTGCTCGTAGCCGTCACCAGCCTGAAACCGCCGCACACGCGGCTGGCTGTTTTCGGTGGCCTCAAAGCTGGGGGTGTAAGTGAAAATTGCCATGGGTTAGGTCACCAACAGGCCACCCGGCCGCTTCTGCTTGATCAATTCTGCCTGCACCGCTTGAGCCACAACACGGGCCAGCTGCTCACTGCGGCCGCTGTCGCCCTGCACGCTGGTGCCCTTAGCGTCCACGTTGACGGTCACGTTGGTGTTGCTGCTGCTGCCACCGCCCTGCATGGCCACCGGGATCCTGCGGCCGTCAGGAAGCGGCACAAACGCCTCGGGTTTGCTGCCCTCACCGAACAGCGCCAGCTGCGGAGTGTTGGCGATGCCACCGTTGGCGTACTTTTTGAGGGGCATCGGACCGTCGCCCGTCATGATGCCGCCGTTGGCGAACTTGAAGCCGGGAAACAGGCCGCCCAGCGCCTGCACGATGGGCTGGATGATGGCCGCCCGCAGTGCGATGCGCGCCAGGTCGGACAGGATGCTGGCCGCCAGTTCCTTGAAGTTGGCCTTTCCGGTGGTGACGAACGCCGTCAGCTGATCTTCCAGTCCCTGCAATCCGCTCACCACCGCATCGCCAATGGCGCCGCCAAGGTCCTTGACGCTGTTGTAATACTCCTGCAGCCGGTCGCGGATGCCGGTCCCTATCGACTCGCTGTCCTTCTTCTGCTTTTCGGTGGCATCGTCCAGCGCCTTGGCGCGCTCCCGCAGTAAACGAATGTGCTCGGCCAGCGCCGGATTAGTCTGCGCCAGAATGTCCAGCTGCAGCAGGTTGACCTGCGCGTTCAACTTCTCCACCTCAGTCAGCTCGGTCTTGCCCTGCTGAACTTCCTTGATCTTGGCGTCGTAGTCCTCAAGGCTGGGCAGCAGATCCTTGAGGCCCTGCTGCAGCTGCTTGTCGGCCAGCGCTCCATTGGCATCGGAAAGCGCGTTAACAAGTTGCTCAAACGGTCTGATGTCGATTTGACCGCCAGCCTGGTTGACCTCTAGCGCCAGCTTGACCACATCCTTTGTCAGCTCATCAACAGTGCGGTTGTTATCCGCGATTGCCTCATTGCGCTGTAGAAACAGCTGCTCTACCGGCGTAGCGCCCACGCCTTTATAGGCTTGGTTCACGTCTTCAACGCTGCGGCGCAAACGTTCCTGCAGCTCCAAAGCGCGCTCACCTAAAGACCGGCGCCGCTCCTCAATGCGCTCCTGCTCGCTGGCAGCACGCCGAGCAGCGGCCACCGCCCGTGTGTCGGCATCAGTCGTGTCTAGGGCCATGCTGCGGCCGCTCGTGCGCCGGCCAGTGCCGGGCGAGGGGGCGTCGGTCCACAGCTTCTGGATCTGCTCAAAATCGCGCTTGGCCTGCTCTAAGCCCGCACCAAATCCCTCGCTCAACGCTTGGCCGGCCGCGGCAAAGTCACCGGCAAGCGCCTTGCCGATGGCGTCGAAAGAGTAGACAATCGCCTTCACAAACTGATCGACCAGCTTGATCGTTGCGTAGAGCACCGTCGCCACAGTGCGCAGCCCGACCTTGATCACCTCAAACAGCGCCGTCCAGTCGTTCTGCGTGTCGAACAGATCGCCGAACACCTCAAGGATCGACTGCAGCGCCGGCAGCAGCGCATCGGTCAGCTCCATGCCGAAACCCTGAGTCTTGATACCGAACTCGGTGATCGTGTCGTTGAACAGATCTGATCGCGCGGCAAAATCTTCGCTCACCTTGTAGGTGAACTTTTCCATGCTGGCCGCACCTTCATTCAGCAGCGGAATCAAATCTGCGCCGGACTTGCCAAACAGCGCCACGGCTGCAGCTGCCTTTTGAGCGCCATCGGGCATGTCGGCAAAGCGATCTGCAATCTGCTTCAGCGCCTTGTCGGCCGGCACCACTTGGCCGTTTGAGTCTTTGACCTGAACGCCCAACGCCTGAAACTTGCGCGCCAGGTCTTCGTTGCCTTCGGCAGCCTTGACCAAATTGACGTTGAGCTTCGTAAGCCCCTTCCCCAGCGTGGCCATGTCCACGTCGGCCAGCTTTGCGGCGTTGCCAATACCGATCAGCGCATTGGCCGCCAGGCCGGTCTTGGCCTGCAAGTTGAACAGCTCGTCGCCTGCGTCGATAGATCGCTTCACTACCGCCGTCAGGCCGCCCACAATGGCGCTGCCAGCGATAGCGGCGCCCACGCCGGCCACAGCGCCCTTGAAGCTGTTGAAGCCCAGCGCAGCGTTCTTTACCTGCCCCTGCAGCCCCTGCATGGAGTTGCCGAGGCGGCGGATGTTGTTTTCGCCTTGAACGTCCGCCTTGATGCGGAGCATGGCGTCCATGTTCATGGCCATGTCAGCTGCTCCGGCTGTTTATGACCTGCATTGCCGCTGCTTCCATGATCTGCAGATCCTCCAGCAGCGAACGCGGGTCTTCCACTGCATACATCTTAAAGAGCCACGCCACGGCTCCATAATCCAGTCCCAGCACGCCGCCCATGGTCGTGCGCCATTGCGTCTGGACGCGCAGGAACATCTCAACCACCGGCCAGTTCTCCTCCAGCACCTCAAAGTCGTCCGTTACCGTCTCGAGCGGCTCCGGCAAGATGATGCCCAGCACAGCGGCGTCATCTTCTGTGTCATCCTGCTGGCCGCCGCCCGCCCAATGCTCTGCGGCCTCGATCAGTTTTTTCTTTTCGCTCCCTTGATGCTGTCCATGTAAGCCTTCAGCACCGCCACCGCGAGGAACGGTACTTCCAGCAACTGATCCAACGCTTTTTGGCTGTAGGGGATCTCTTTGCCGTCATCGCCGGTCACACCTGACCAGCCCACCAGCAGCTCACGCGCGATCTCGGTCAGACGGTCCAAGTCGCCCAAATCTTCCAGCTTGGTCAGCTCGGCCACCATCGGGCCGATCTGGCTCTGCGGTAGGCGCTTGAACTCGCCGTCGAATGTTTGCCGTTCGTGGCGGCCACCATCAACAGGAACGTCGAAAGTGACCGGCCAGGTGTAGGTGTCGGACTGCTTGAGAACAAACGCCATGCAGGAGGCTCCTAATCAGCAGAAAGTGAGGGTGACTTCATCATTGCCAGCGCTGGACGGGATTGCCACATAAGGCAGGTTCAGCATCTGGATGCCGTCCTGGTCCGAATAGGTGGGGTTGCCGATGTCCACGATGGGTGACAGCAGGGTAACAATGTTCCCCGCAGTGGTGCCATGTTGGAACGTCACCAGGCCGGTGGTGTCGTTGTTGGCGATGGTGAAGAAGTCCTTGGCCGCAATGGTCGGCGCCTCGATCACCGCAGTACCAGCAGGAGCGCGGTTGGTGATGGTCACGGACTTGTCGCAGCCGACCAGCTCGCGGTACAGCACCTCGTTGGCAAGGTCGAAGCTCAGCGACTGCACGCAAGCGGAGTCGTAGCCGAGGATCGACACGGCCTGGGTGTTGCCAGCCTTGAAGATGGCAGGGGTGGCCTGGTTGCTGTAGGTGACGGTCGGGGCAGCGGTGTCGGTCGGTGCGTTGTAGATCCCGGTCATCGTGAAACTGATCACGGGAATGGCGCCCACTTCCAAGCTGAGCTGGAAAGTGCCGCGGCAGCCGGTGGCTTTGTGCAGCACGCCGCTGTTGTTGAAGTAGATCGTGGCGCTCTCGAAGCTCTCGCTCACGGGCTTGTAGCCCACGTTGGCCGAGATGCTGTAGCCGCTGCTGGAGCCAGGCGTAAATGCAGCGGTGGACTTCTGAACGGTGGCCACTTTCGTGGTGCCGTTGTAGTCAGTGATGACGCCCTTGCTGCCGCTGCCGGTGCCGCTGGTGACGCTGATCACCATGCCGTTGTAGAAGTCGTCGGTGCCGCTCGCACCAGACGCCAGAGTGATGCTGCCAGC